GAAACACTTAATTTAACCGTACCAAGCATTGCAGATGGTCTAGAGACTGCACGGGTGGGACCGGATACTTCCGGTTGGTAGTCATGAACAGTCCCGGCGTACTCCCGGTATCCAATACAGAGTATGAGCAACAAAAATTATAAACAGAAGAAAAATGGTGGTGCGTCACAGAAAACTATCAAGGGGTGCGGCAATGATGCACCACTTGCGCGTTCTGGTGCACTCCGCAACACGCCGCCTAGGATTTCGTCCAGCGGCAACACGTTCACAATCTCTCGTCGAGAGTTTGTTGGCACAGCGACCAATGGGGCGTCGACCAGCTATGTGCTGTCGGCGTTGTCATCATCTGTTCCAGGGTATGATCTTAATCCTGGAACGGCTACGATGTTTCCTTGGTTGAGCACCATTGCATACAGCTTCGAGCGCTATCGGTTCCAGAAGCTCAGCATCTCATTTGTACCATCCCAGTCGGCGACCACGGCTGGTAGGTATTATGCGGCTGTTGATTTCGATTGGGACGATACTGTCGCTAGCTCGAAGTTGATGTTGATGGGAAACGCCAATGCCGTAGAAGCCCCTATGTGGCAACCAACAACCATGGTAGTCAGTCCGCAGTCTCTTATGCGTGACATGCCATTCAAGTATGTCATATCACCTGGCCGTGATGTGGCAATTGAACCTCGTACCACTTTCGGTGGATACCTGATGGTTGGATTTGACACACCAACTGCCAATTGTTTGATTGACATTTGGGTGGACTATACGGTCACATTCGAGAACCCTGTGAACGATGCGCTCGGATTCACGCAAAGTTCATTCCCCCTGACGTTCGCAACTGATGTCAATATCACATCCGCGTGTGGTTCATCTAATGCTGGCACCCCAGTTTCGGTGCCAACAACTGTTCAGGGTGCAATGAAGGTGGTAACTCCGGGCGCTTCGGGAATTCCAAGTTTGTCGATGACGATTGGGGGTGCTTACTGGGCCCTCACGTCTGCGCTAGACATTCTTGGAGCGTTTGGGCGCGGGAAACTTGATCTTGAAATCGGCGCCAAGGAAACCGGGGTGACTCCCATTGTCTCGCAGGGCACGAATCTGCTCTCAGCATACTTTGCCGTCTATGATACGGTGGGCAACTATGTTGGGCAGATCTCAGATGCTCTGATTGGGGGTCTCTTCGCACAAGGCAGCTCATCAGCTGCTGCCTTGGGCGCTGCTGCGGGCACCAATCTGTTCGATTTCAGCATCAATTTGGCCACCCTGGTGACAGTGTGGCCTACCGCACGGTACATCGCCCCAGTTCTATTCTCGACCACTGCATGCGGAGCCGGCACATCCGGATGGGCGTATAAGTTTTACTGACCACATCTAGCAGAGAGGCGGTTGTAGTTTCAATCCGCGGTAAAACTACTATTTTACAGAGCTAGTAACACCACACACATACCAAAAG